TTTGGGCGCCTTTTGCTTTCTTGTCTGGATTAAATGCAAATGGAGTAGCATATTGTGGACCGTTTCCTGTTGAGAAACTCGCTCCACCTGAACCTACAGCACTCATTTCTTTGAGTTTGCGGACTACATTATTTACTATTTTGCTATTTTTGTCCATGTATGGTGGTAAGTTCTTCTAACAATTCGTAATATTGTAACAAATTAACTAAATCGTCGTTGTTGACATTATCTGTCTTACCTAATTCTACTAACAGGTTAGATACTTCATTTATCTTAATTTTAACAGCCTTGTCGTCTACTTTCTTATTTAATGTACTTAACGATTGTTTTATTTCGTTAATTTTAGTATTGTAGAATTGACGTAATGTTGGTACTGAATCTACTGAATTGATGAATTCTTTAAGTACAGTTTTCTGGTTTGTATTTAAATTAACGTACTTACCATTAAATTTTTCTAGTAATACTCTATATGTTAATATACGAAGATCTTGGTCATATGACTTAAATTCTTCTAGTAAATTATCTTTAACTTGCTTCTCATTAATTGACTTATTAGTTAATGTCTCGAGTAATACTATCTTGTTTGAGATAATTTGGTCCGGATTAGATAAACCATCATTATTGTATATCTCTATTAACGTGTATAGAGCAGCTTGAGCCTTATAGTTAGGTAGTTTAGTCTTAAAGAAACTATCTAAATTGTAGTGGTTAGATATTTCCTTAATAAGATTGTACTTTTGTCTCTTAAGTGCTCCTCTATTCAGTTGTTTAGAAGATTCAATTATGGTATTAATCACAATGTCAGCCTTACCCTCACTCAAGTGTTTCTTACTTAACAGAGTTTCATATAGTTTATATTCTCTACCTAGTTCTGTCTTAACGAAGTATTTCTTTAAGATTGGGGTGGCTTTAGAATCCCTACCTGATAAACTGTCGGCCGTGATTTGTCTTACAAGCAGTTCAAATAAAATGCCTGTATTCTTATATTTGGAATGGGATATGTTCATCCAATGGATTTTCGTTATAAATATATAATGGGTACTACTCCTTCAATTGATTCTCATCTAATAATGTAACGCTTTCTGTTTCCTTAGGAAACAACGATACTTTACTTAAACCCTCAATTAATGTTTTATTTTTTTGGTATACTGATTGTGCTGTCTCAAGAGCTAATGGTGATCCGCCTTTATAGTTGGTTCTACCGTATCCTTCTTGGTCATCATTTTTCATGTCTGCGCGGCCTAATCTGTCTCTTCCTAACGCGTTACCTTGAGTATTAATGTTAGATGATTTTTCTTCTGGTCGACCCAATTTTAAATCATCGTCATATCCACTAGGTACATTTTCTGGATTACTTCCCATTCTGCCCTTACCATATAGTGAAGCTAAGTCATGTGGTGTGCCATACGATTTACCTGTTACTTTAGGATCGTTACCTTCTTCAGTTACTTGTTTAATTCTGAATTCACGTTTAGCGTCTTCTAATGCCATATCTCTGTATTCTGCATATTGGTCTTGGGATAAATGGAATATGTTATCGTATATCCAGTCAGTAGGTAGTAATTTAGATTCTTGTATTTCCTTAGCTAAACTAACTTTTTCCTTCATTAACGCTATACGTTCTTGATCGTATATAATGGATGGTGTAGTGAGTGATAGTTCAAAATTTGTTAATTGATCTGATGTGTACCCCTGTGTATACAAGTGAACTAAACCAATTTTATATAATTCGGATAATGTAATACGTTGTATTCTATCTACAGTACGACCAAAACGAATGTCCTCTGCAGCTAATGTGGCTTTACCTGATAAATCAGCTTCGTAACCCATAAATGCTTTAGGTACCCTTAAGGCTGCAAATAATTTATCTCTTAAGTATGTTACATCCTCAATACCACTATACTGTAGGCCAGGTAAATTCTCAATTTTAGTTACTTGGTCATTACCACGAACTGGTATATAGAAATCCTCTAACAAGTTTTGCATGTTGTACTTTAAATTATATTGGCCTGTTTCTTGGTCAATAAACGGAGTACGTTTCATGGTGGTTATAGTTTTCTGCATGAAGTTTTCTACTTCATTAGGTGGAATAGAACCAACATTAAGATAAAATACACGTTTATCTGGAGAACGAGATATACGATGTATCAACATCGCATCTTCCATTAATGTGTATTGCTTAAATAAACGACGAGCTGGTTCAATATATGCTCTACCATATGGGAGATAATTATTGTCCGTTAATAGACGGAAGTGAGCCATTTCATAGTTGTCGAAGAATATACCAGGTGTATTTTGTGGATCTGTACCCGCCACACTATAGTATCCTGAACCGCCTGAATAAAATCCGTCTACTGAATACTTAAAACGTACAGAGAATGGGTTGTCTTTGTCCCATCCTTCTTGTCGCTCGATATGATACGCAGACATTGGTATGACGTTATATACACCAAATTTTTCGGATATTTCTAATTTAAGAAAGAAATCCCCATATTTGCACATCTGACGAATCCATGCAAATAAATTAAACTCAATATTTAGGATATCGTAGAATAAATTATATAATGTCTTTTGTATGTCCTCGTTATTGCTTCTAATTTGCAATACCTCGCCCATATCGTTCTTTAAAGTGCATTCTTCAGCGAGAATATCGAGTGCAGACGCGATTATCGCATCTGTATCCATAATGTCGTAATCCGAGTAAATTTGCGTTCTTAAATAACGGTAATTTAGGTTAAATTGCGCTCCAAAAAGTGATGTTGTGTTGGGTGAATAAACTCTATTAAATCTATCTACCAATGCGTTCGTTGCGAACTCACCAGATTGTTGGACTGAATTGGTGTCCATAACCTTAATTTGGTTACCACCGTCATTTCTTATTATTACGTCTGTAGAAAATAAACGTTGTAATCTTTTAAATATGCTTGTATCTGCCATAATGTTGTAATATACGTATAAATATTGAGGAAACCAAGTAAGCTTAATCTAACATCCAACTAAAATTTTCTTTACCTCCTTTACCGTCATCCATAAGGTATGGATTGTCACGTCCGGTAGCAAAATATGCTCCTTGTATTGGAGATGGTTTACTAATTCCACCTAATGCCGCTCGTGTTAAGTCTTGACTTTGTTGTCTGAATTTTAGTGATGTATCTCTTAAGTACATCCCTATACCAAATGACATAACTAAATCATCATTGTATCCAGATTGTGCTTCTGCTCGACCGTTACGCCATATGAATACCTTCATTTCTTCTACCAAACGTTTAGACTTTATTGTTACGGATCTATCCCCAACGTATTCTCTAAACTTATTTATTACTAAAGGACGTGTTCTAAGCGACATAGTAAAACCAGGTGTCACCGAATCACTGTTCTCGTATTTATTAAAATACGACTCTACAGTTAGCGCGTCTGTTTTAGGTGAGTAATATATATTTTTGTATTCACGTTCTAAAATAGCATCTAATGTAGCCCAACCTATGTTTGCATTCTCAACTATAAGCAATGCTTGATTGTAATCAGCAGCCACACCTACTAAAAAATATCCAAATTCTTTAGGGGGTAGTTGTCCTTTATATTCAGCTACCTGCGTGTTAGTGGCTATGTCTATGACATGGAACGCGGAAAAATCTCTACTATCGCCTCTAGCTACATCCGCCATTACCATATATTCTCTTGAATAATCTGGTTGTTCCCATATCCAATAATTTTGGTCTGTACCTCTTCGTTCAACTGGGTCTTGTACTGTGGTTGAGGAAATAAATTCTAACCACTCGGAATAAAACACAATATCACCCGATGTACTAAAGTCACAGTCGCACTCTTGTGCTGCTAGTCTTGGATCTCCTAATAGTTCGTCTTGTCTTTTTCTCCATACTTCATCTCGTTCTGGATGTACGTACCATGGAAGTTTAATGGGTAGAAAATCGTTTTCCGCGTTCTCTGCCTTAACCCACGTCTGGTGAAACCAATTACCAGTACCATATGGGGTAGATAATACAATGGCTCCACCACCTGTTGCTAAAGTTTGCTGTGCGGATGCCCAAGTCTCTTCAATATTCTCTATAAACGCGGCCTCATCCACTATAAGTAACGATACGGCTTCTGAACGAGCGGCGTCGCTGTTTGAGGATTTTGCTTTAATCTGGGAACCATTAGATAACCGTATAGATAGTTTATTGTTTTCATCTGCCGATACTTTTAACCACGATGGTAAGTTATCATACATAAACTTTACCTTAGTAACCATATTACGGGCTGTTT